CCAACAGCGTTGGGTCCGCGACCGTGGATTTGTCCACTGACGACTTCTTCTCCGGCCTCGTAGTCTCTTGTTGAATCCTCATCAAGAGCCTTCTCCTCCATATCGTCTTCTTCGTCGGCCATCTTCATCTCGCCGCCCATTTTCTCCTCTTCAGACATCATCTTCTCGTCTTCATCAGTGTCCATCATCTCTGACATGTCACCTTTCTCCATTTCTTCTTCTTCTTCCTTGCGGAGGGAATTGACTTGCTTCATCAAGTCATTTAACTCCTCAAGTGCTTTTTCCAGTTTTTCACTCATTTCTTTTTCCTCCATTTTTAAAATGTCGAATTTCGCTTCCGGGTTTATTCCTTTTTCACAGACAGTAACTTCATGCAACTCAAGTTTTTCTATCTCGTTGTATTCCCCAAACTCCTCAGATTTTCTCTGTCTCTTTGATATCGCTTGTCCACCTATGCTGAAAGACCGTAATGTTCCTTTCCTAATACCTCTTGAGATTTCCTTAGCCTTCTCGATGTCATCGCGCATCTTGATTACTACATAGAATCCAACGTCATCTACACCAGTTTTGTGTAAGACACCGTTTGAATCTCGGTATTTTTCTACAACCTCCCCAACTTGAACATTTGAATGATTTGACATTACATTTCTGTATTTTTCTTCTTCCATGTATTTCTTGACTGCTTCTTCCAACGCATCTAGTGTAATTAGGTCATTTTGCTTGTCTACAATTTCTATAGATGCATACCCTCCAATTACTAGATTATCTGACTTTAATATGTTAAATTCAGCACTAGTTTCTGCCTTCAATAATACTCCTGTCTTTCCCGACACTCCAATCACCTGTTTCTTTTACTATTTAACCTACTCGCTATTTTCTTCCGGAAATGGCAAATCAGCATACTTATCTTCTGATATTATCCATACTCCTTCGTCATCTGTTTTATCCAACATCTCCTGCTTCTTTCCAGTCCAAGCCAACCATGTCTTTTGTTCATCCAATGGAACAACTCTCACATGCATTCTAGTCTGGAACTTGTCACCATCTAATCTGTACTCATGGTATCCATCCTTCTGAACTCCTAGTTCCAAATCACCTGCATCGAGAAGTTTCTCCTCGTTGACAGTAGTTGCTACAATTGCCGGAAACTTACCTGACTTTCCAAACAGATTGAATATATCCTCTGTGTCTTCTATGTCTATTGTCCAAGCCATCTTCTCGCCACCTGCTCTGATTACGAAGTCTATATTCCCGTCTTCTCGTTGGAACAACTTGAATCTGCCTCTCTCAGGCGTATCATTTTTTTTTAACTCCTCAACGTCTTTCTCAAGAACGTCATCCCTCGCTTGGAACTTGTTGGGATGAACGTACTGTATGTCCTCCTGCTTCTTCATCCATGACATGAGTTTCTCAGGCTTCATCTCAAACAGTTCCTCATAGACTTCCTTGTAGTGTTCTTCCACGAACTCTAGTATCTTGTCGAATGGCTTGGGGTCATCACCGTGTTCAATGATGTCATTCCTGATTCCAAGTCTTAGTTCGGACCTCTTCGTTTTGAGTATCTCGGTCACTTGTTCCTTCCAAATGTCAATGTTGTACAGGGCGTTTTTCTGCATTAAGTCATCACCACTGAAACCGTAGATAGTAAACCCATCTAGGTCAGACTTGAGAATTATCTCAGCAGTTCCATGTATGTCATCCGTTATGTAATAGCCTTTCTTGACCTTCTCATCAACCCCGCTCATTACCTTGAATCTATCACCTACGGCTTTGCCAGCGATGTACTCTATAGCAGAGTCAAGTGATTTCTTGGTCTTTGTTGAGAGTTGTTCTAGAGTATCCACCCTGTCAGACTCG